AGGGAATTGATTAACATAGAAAACTCTAAAAAGATTGTTGATTATGTTAATGATAAGATTGAGAAGGGTGAGATACAGGAAGAACCATTTGAATCTATAGATGCGTTGGAGATAGTTCAGGTTAGATATGCAGCAGAAGATTTTTCACATCTTGGTCGTATTAAAGATGGTTTGAGAGAGACAGGTTTAAAATATCAAAAACCTGTTGTCATCTGGGAAGGAATGGCAACTGAAGGTGGTGATTTAGTTGGTGATGGAAACCATACAATCAAAGCAATTAGTGGAGTTCCTAATATAACCACAATTAAAACTGTGAGAATTCCTAAAGAAATAAGTGAAGAATATAATATGAATATGGATGGGATAAGATATTGTGGTAATTTATTCAATCCTAGACAAAATGTTGCCAAGTTAGAGACTGCTGAAGAAGATGCGATCAAAACTTTGATTAGTCTTAGGGAAAAGGGTACTGACATAAGTGGGGATAAAACTACTTATGGTAAAGATATTGTTAAAGGGTTGGGATTTAAAGGAAGACAACCTGCTGCTATTGTTGCTAAAGCAGAAAAACTTTATAAAAGTAAAATTTTAGCTAAGAGTGGGCAGAAAATAGCAAAGTATGATAAAGCACATCCTGAAAATTTAAAGGAATTAGATCGTAAAGCAGATAGTTTACGTAATGATCATACTATAGTTGTGAAAGCAGGTACTGCAATACCTTCAAAAATGATTAGAGCAATTATGGAGGCAGTTACTGACACCAAGACTTATCCTAATCATTATGCAATCGAACTTGTATTTTTTCATAATGCAGATAGCAGTAAAGAAAAGTGGGATAACGGAGAACACTCTAATGTTAAGAGATTGATTAGGGATACTTTAAAAATGTTTGGCCCTGTGAAATATAAAGATGAAAATGGCAACATGATTGATGTAGAAAGGACATTTAATACACATGGAATGGATCATTATCAATCTGATATATCTTGATTGAAACAAAAGGGAGGTTTACAACCTCCTTTTTTTGTCGTATACTTTAATCACACGTATATATAATGGAATAATATGATAGATCCAACTCCTATGAAAATTTTTCTAGATACTGCTGATACAGAATTAATTAAAAAGTATTTCTCCACTGGGCTGATTGATGGAGTAACTACTAACCCAACTCTTATTATGAAGAGTGGTAGAAATCCAGAAGAAGTATATAAAGAGATTGCAGATATTGGTGTTAAAGACATTAGTATGGAAGTAGTTGGTGACTCTCCTGAGATGACAGTAGAGGGGAGAAGACTACATAGTATATTCAGAGAAGTTGCTACAATAAAAGTTCCTTGTACTTACGATGGTTTATTAACCTGCAAAGAACTTCGTAGAGAACTGATCAGAGTAAATGTTACTTTAGTATTTTCTGTAGCACAGGCAATTCTTGCAGCAAAAGCTAAGGCAACATATATTTCACCATTCGTAGGAAGAGTAGATGATAATTCTTTCGGTGGTGTAAATCTAGTAAAAGATATTGTCTCTGTATATAAGCAACAGAATGTTCATACTGAGGTGCTTGGTGCATCTCTGAGAAATGTAAAAGATGTAAGTGACTGTTTTGGATATGGTTCAAATATAGTAACCATGCCACCAACAGTATTTGAAAAGATGTATAATAACATCTTAACAGACAAAGGACTTGAGTTGTTTGATAGGGACTGGAAAGCTGTAAACACGTAGTAAAATGATTATCGTAAGGTGTAAAGAGTGTGGAACGGAACTGAAAGGGGATTCACAAACTAAAAGTTGTGGATGCCCTAACATGTTAACTGTTACTGGTGATACGTTCACTGCTCGTAACCTAACTAATATAGTAGTAGTAAAATCTAATCAAAAAAAAGATCAACAAGGTCTCACATCACAAGATTTAGAATGGCAGGAACAACGACGAAAACGAAAAGTACGCAAACTAAACTTCGAGATAAGGTAATGGATCAACACGACATCCCTCTTTTAGGCAATTTCTATACTAAAGCAGAAGTAGATGCTATGGTAGCAGAGGCTGTTGAAGAGGCACGTCGTATTGATGAAGCCTCGATGGCAAAGCATAATAGAGAAGCAACTATCATTAGTATGATACTTGGATTCACTGCACTTGCATTATTTGTTGATGGACTTCTTAGGATACTAGGAATCATTCCTCCTTTCATGCACCTTGATGTGAATATTATTGAGAGAGTTTCTGATAGAGTTGAGATGGATGTTATGCATAAAATAAGACAAGTACCACTGGAAAGAATATTCAGAAGATGAATCCACTTACTGATTTTATTTTTATAGCATCATGGGTTGCTCTTTTAGTGGTTGCTGTAAGTTTTATAATTAATGGATTCAGATCTAAATCTGTAAAAGATTTTAATGCTGGTCGTATCTCAGGTGAGTGGACTACTGAAGTAAAGAAACCAGTACATCCAGAAATGAGAGATGTCAAGCCTGGAACTGAGTTGTTGGGTGTAAATTTTGAAAAGAAAACAGAATGTGATTTGGAGGAATACAGGGCTTTACAGGACAGAATACAAGAGTTAAAATCTGAATTGGAAGATCCTTGGATTGACGAGGATGATGATGATGGCGATGTACCTTCACTTATAAAAAAATGAGAACACAAAACAAAGAAAACTATTACTACATCTTTTGGGTAGTTGCAATGATTGCCTTTATAGCACCTCAAGTAATGACTGCTATTGCATATCATAGACTTGCTGACATTCTTAATAAACCAATACAGGTTGAATTAGTATCACCATTAAAATTTAGGTTATAGAAAAATGATTTTTTTAATCGGCATAATGTCATTTGCAAATTTTGTATTCTATCCATTAGTAGTAGGATCAATCATTGCAGTCATCATAGAACAAATACTCAGAGCAAAAGGTAATGAGTATGATCCTAAAGCAGTGGCAAAAGTTAATACTGCTATGGGTGTAAGAAAGTATTTGATCAGACAAGCATGGTTGTTCAACATCATTTGGTTTGTTGCATATGTTATTCTTATGTTAACAGTAGGTAGACAAGGCTCCCCAATGCCTGATATGATCTGGCAAGGATAGAATTATTATGGCTTGGGATGATCCACTTGACTTTAAAAAGGAGGGAATTGTGTTAGATTATAAAACTGCTGGTGTTGATATTGAAGCAGGTAATGCTTTTGTAGAAAAACTCAGAGAGAAAGCACCTGGTATTGGTGGTTTTGGTGGAATGATTAAGATTCCTTCAGGGTATGATGAACCTATTTTAGTTTCTGGTGCTGATGGTGTGGGAACTAAACTCAACATATGTACAGCTGCAAATGACTTTACAACCATAGGTCAAGACTTGGTTGCTATGTGTGTTAATGATGTGATTACATGTGGTGCTACTGCATTATACTTTTTAGATTATCTTTCTACTAAGAAGGTTGATGATAATGTAGCAGATATTATGATAGGTATTCTAAAAGGATGCGAGATAGCAGGTATGGATCTCTTAGGAGGAGAGACTGCTGAACATCCAAGACAACTTCATTATGATATGGCAGGATTCTGTACTGGTATTGTAGAAAAGAAGAAAGTTGTAGATGGATCTGCTATTAAACCAAGTGATAAAGTTATTGCTTTAGCAAGTAGTGGACTTCATAGTAATGGATATAGTCTTGTTAATTATCTTTTAGTTAGACTTAAGTTAAAATATGCGGAGCACCCTGAGTTACTTACTCCTACTACAATCTATGCACCTGTAGTTAAGAGATTGTTGGATGAAGGGGATTGGATCTATGGTATGGCTCATATTACTGGTGGTGGATTAGTTGAAAATCTTCCTAGATGTTTACCAGAAGGACTCAGAATCGATATAGATTGGAACTCTTGGACTGTACCAGAGATCTTTAAAGAGATTCAAAGACAAGGTAATGTAGATGAAGAAGAAATGAAAAGAGTATTTAATCTTGGTGTTGGATATTGTGTAGTAGTTCCATCTAATCATGCAGAACTTACTATGGATATAATTAGAGATGAAGGTATAGATTGTTGGGAGATTGGTGAGGTTTATGAAGGAAACTAAATGGTCAGCACAGATTTTACTTAGTTCAAATAGATTAACTAAGGTTGAATTTATTTGTCCTTCTAATCTAAGAGAAGATGCAGAGCAAACATGTAAGGCTCTTTATGGTGTAACTGATGTTCGACAATTAACACGATTATGGAATTAACAGAAGAAAACGTACTCAAAGTATTAGAGGAACTTATTCCTTATATTGAAGCAGATGGTGGGTCACTTCAACTTTATGATATAGAATATGAAACAGGATATGTTCAAGTAAAATTGGGTGGTGCATGTGAGTCATGTGCTATGAGTACCATGACTTTGAAGCAGG